CTTTAGTTGATGAGATAACTAACATTGCTAAACCAAAGCCAGATAGGGCAGAGAAGATTAGAGCAAGAATGCTCTATGAGGCTTCTCAAAGAACTAGCCTGGTATCATAACAGAAAGGGGTGGGTTAGGCGAGAAATCGCCTAGCCTTTTTTAAGGTGCATATTATAATATTACTTGGTTGATAAAAATATAATTGTAAGACCGATACAATCATAATGAGCATTATGTAGTGGGTAGGCAGATGAATCTTCGGAGTATTTTTATTTGATACCAGTTGCAACAATGGTATGCACCTTAAAAAAGATATATGACTATAGTAGAATTAAGAATATTACAATTATTTGTTGGTCTATGTGCCATTATGGTGGGTGGACTTATTGCTTATTTTGTGATAAACTATAATATAAAAAAAGAAAGACAACAAAAAGAAAAGGAGAAACCACCATATGAGATATGATTACAAAGTTACAGATATAACTGAAGATGACAATAATGATAAGGTAGAAACTATGAGTGCTATGTCATTAAAAAAGTTACAGAAAAAATTAGACCACAAAAAATTATATAGAGTAGAGTATACAAATAAAAAGGGTAATGAGTTAATCGCCCATATATCAGGAATAGAACCTAAATAGTATATACTACCTGCCCCCGAAGTGCAGGATACTATAGCATATTTTTTTAAAAATGTCAAAGACTAAATATATAAAAAAGATAGGACAGATAGACGCATGAACATATTTCATTTACACAAAGACCCAAAGATATGTGCTGAATATCATTGTGATAAACATGTAGTAAAGATGATATTAGAAACTGCACAGATGTTATCAACTGCATATCGTAGAAACTTTGGAGATTGGGAATGTGATGATGATTTATATAAGACAGCATTTCCAAAACACCCTATGACTATTTGGGTTGGAAATAGTGGTTGTAATTTTAGATGGTCTTTAAATTTATTAGATGAATTATTGAACCAATATACTTTAAGATATAAAAAAATACATACAACAAAAAAAATATCAGATTTATTACATCAAAAACATAACAAATGGAATTGTTGGAAGACAGAATTTACACCACCACCACAATGTATGCCCGACCAGTATAAGCATAGAGATTATATTACTGCATATAAACAATATTATATTGGTGAAAAGAAAAGATTTGCAAAGTATACTGGTGTTGACACGCCAGAGTTTTTGTGTTAATATAACCAATCAAACAAAGGAGAATCAATGCCAGATTTAAGAACACACGTATTTGAAGATGGATATACACTTCAACAAAATACGTTATTACGTGCATTAAAAATGCAAGCACAACATGGAATACTTATGACTAATCCAAGAGTAACTGGATATACTTCATTTGCAAAAGCAGTTATAGGTATATTTAAATTAGGAGATAAAACACCAAAGACTTGCAAAAAATTATATGAATATTTAGTTGATAAAGGATATTATGAAAGCATTAATAAGAAAACTTAATACTTGGTCATTGTATTATCGAACAGAGATTGTTTGGTTTGCTATTGGCTTTATTGTGGGAGTTATATTAATATGAAATATATAAATAAGATTATTAAATTTGTATCAGATATTTATCTGTGCTTTCTTTTTATACTAGCACTACCAATAATTATTATTCATAAACTTTTATTTAAAAAATAACATTATGAAATTAACAGAAGAAGAAGTAAGACAAGAGTTTAGAAAACACCGTAAAGATAAGGTCTTTGCTAAATGTTGGTCAGCAACAAATGATTCATTCTATGAATGGTGCTCATTGTATTTAGATTATCAACATATAACCAAAAAAAATAAAAAGAAATTACAAAATGAAAATTAAAGAATTAGAAAAAAAGATAGGCACACTATCTAATCCAAGTAAGATGCCCTCGTATGCGTGGGGTATATCTGCAAAAAGATGTATCACTGGTGCTAAATTAGCAAAGATACCTGGTACTATATGTAATAAATGCTATGCACTTAAAGGTCATTACGCATTTAGAAATGTATTTGATGCACACGAGATAAGACGAAAGGCAATAGAGATGCCAGAGTGGGTAGATTATATGTCAGAGTTATTGACCTTAAAGTACAAAAACCTAGATAAATCAAGGCTTTTTCATCGTTGGTTTGACTCTGGAGATTTACAATCTTTCTCACATCTTATGAAAATATTTGAAGTATGTGAACTTACAAAACATATAAAATATTGGTTAGCCACAAGAGAGTATCAATTTATAAAAGACATCAAAGAAGAAGATGTACCAAAGAATTTATGTTTACGTGTATCAGCAATTAAAGTAGATAGTCAACCTCCTAGCTTTTGGAGATGGACTTCTGGTGTACACAAAGATAAACCTGCAATAGGTAGAGAATGCCCTGCATACAAACAAGATGGTGAGTGTGGTAGTTGTCGTGCCTGTTGGAGTCGTGAAGTTAAACAAGTAAGTTACAAAGAGCATTAATGATTAGAGTTATAATTATAGTATTACTACTAACATCTTGTAGTGCAAATAAAAAAGATATGAATCCTTGGACAACAATAGTGAGGCAAGTCTTAACAAATGGAATAAGTAGATGAGAGATGATTTGATGGTACAACAACAAGTTGCTAATGATTGGCAACATATGGTTGGTGTCATCTGTTTAAATCAAACAGGTAGAAAAAAAGTTAAAAAATTATTACCAGCTTTCTTTAAAAAGTTTCCTACGGCAAGGCATTTATTAAATTCAGATAGAGAAACTATAGCAGAAATGTTAAAAGATATAGGTATGAAAAATGTAAGAGCACATAGAATATATCGAATGTCTCAAGATTATCTTAACTGGGATGGAAATGATGCTACAAAATTATTTGGTATAGGTAAATATGGTAGTGACAGTTATGAGATATTTTATAAAAATAATATACCTGATAATGTACAGGATAAAGAATTAAGAAAATACATTAAGTCACTTGACAAATAAACAAAAATATGGTAAGGAGAAAATAATGGAACAATCAAAAAAATATAAGATAAGAGTATTCGGACACGGTTATGAAGGTAGTGTAATATTATCTTTAGGAGGAGAAGTAGATGCAGATAGAATAAATGATGAAGTAATACATTTATGTGTAGCATCACCAAAAAGTTTTAACTTTCAAAAAGAATCTTTCTATGATAGAAACAGAGTAAGAGTTACATACGAGGAAATATCTTGAATTATAAACAACAACTAGCAGTGGTTCAAGGATTGTTTATTCCACCCGATACACAGATAAGATTAGATTGTCCATTTTGTAAAAATAAAAATACTTTGTCAGTAGACACTCAAAACAATAGTATTAATTGGTATTGCTTTCATTCTACTTGTAAAGCAAAAGGTAAGTATGGTGGAGAAAAAAATATGCAATATGTTAGTAATACTTTTAAAAAGATAGACAAAGACATTTCACAAGAATTTATTTTACACGATAGTTTTAATATAGTGTCAAGCAATAACAATGCACAAATGTATTTACATAAAAATAATTGTTGGGAGGCTTGGTCTTGGGGTAGAGCAGATATTAAATATGATGTTAAACAAGATAGAGTTGTTTTTTTAATTAGAGATAGACATACAGATAAAATAGTTGGTGCAGTTGGAAGAGGATTAAATAAAAATGTTTATCCTAAATGGTTTATGTATGGTAATAAAAATGTCCCATTTAAATGTGGAGAATGTGATGATGCTGTTATTGTAGAAGATTGTCCTTCTGCTTGTGCAGTATCAAATGTATTAACTGGTATATCTATCATGGGTACAAAACTAAAAGAAGAACACAAGAAACATTTGACACCATATAAAAATTTATATATATGCCTAGACCGAGATGCTACAACAAAAGCATATGATATGGCAAAAGACTTGAGATCTTCAGGGTTTGATAATGTAATAGTTAAACCATTAGAAGATGATTTAAAGTATTATAATACAAAACAAATAGAGGAGATATTTTATGATAGAAAAACAAATGCTTAGACTAATGCTTAATAAAGCATTCTATACAAAATACAAAGGTACAATATCACCAACTATATTTACAGGAGATATAAGTTCTTTATTTGATACAATACAAAAAGCACATGCAAAATATTCAAATGATATAAGTGTTGATGAATTATATTCTTTACATACTGCTATATTTAATCCTGCGTTAACTCGTGCTGCAAAAGAAAAGTTTAGTGAGTTAGTAGAAGATATAAAAGAAATAAAAGAACCTAATAAAGAAATAGCAAAAGATATAATGCGTATATTATCTGATAGAGATTTAGCACAAAGAATTGCAGTAGAAGCTACAGAAATATTTAATGGTAAAGATGCAAACTTTACTGAGATAACAAGTATGATAGAAAATCATAAACAAGGTGACGAGGAAAAAACACCTGCAGTCACTAATAATGTAAAAGAAGTTTTAGGATTACTTGATGTAACTACTAAGTGGAAATTTAACATACCTGTATTAAAACAAAATGTAGGTGGTATTGGTGGTGGCAATCTTATGATTGCATTTGCTAG